GGGAACATGTTTTTGGCGCGGGAGTCCACCATGAGGAAGAGCTCCGTAAACAGGTAGTAGAACATGGCGCTCTGCAATTCCATGTAGTCTCCAGCTTCCGCTTTGAACTTGGCCAGCCGGTATTCCGAAGTGTCGTGTGTATAAACGGCATCATCATAGGTCACCGGCTCATCAAGCAGAGCGCCGGTGGCTTTTTCCGTATCTGTCTCCACGACCCATTCTGCAAATTCCCGTAGCTGCGTCGCATCTGTATATGGCGGATCGGTATCCGGGAACCTGGCTTCAAAGTCATTCAGCCATGCATCGCCGCTATAGTCAGCGGATTTATACACAACGCGGTCACCGGTGTTGTTCCGGACTTCCCAAGACTCATCGTCCTCCTGAAAACCGAAGACTTCCTCCGTGGACTTGTCGTTGTTCCAGTTGTATTTCCCCATGAAGATGGTGGTGTCATTTACGGTGTCATGCCAGAAGACCACGATCGGGAAACCGTCGATACCCTGACGCACGCGTGTGTCTTCTCTTTGCCCTGGCGTTTTATACGGGCAAGCCATATCATAGAGCCGAACGAGTTCCACGTTATTGGCACCCTCCGAAGATGCAACGTCCGCCTTATAGCAGAAAGTCGCCACCGGAATGGAAGTATCCCGCATCCTAAACTTGTCTGCCGTCGCACCGTTCGCCATCACAAATCCGTTTTTATACTTCGCCTTATAATTCTTCCGCTCATAGTACTGAGAGGAAGTGCCCTGGACATCGAACTGCGCACCGATAAAAGTGAAGCACTTCTCCGGATGGAGCGGGTCTGTATAAGAACCGGAAACTGTCTTTTTATCTCCCTTATACTGTGGCAACTCATCCGCTTCGAGAATCAGATACGGCAGGTCACTCGGGAGCTGCTCTTTTACGATGTTGCCATAGGCGTCATAGACCTGATTGCGCTGGTAACGGGAAAGCATATCATCCACGTCCTGAGTATCCGCGATCCAGTTGTCGAGAATCTGTGACCTGGTCAAGTCATTGTCATAAACACGAATGCAGTAAAGGTCGATCGTACATTCATTGCTGCCGATGGAGATCCCGACCGGTTCCGTCTGCGCAAAGTCATCATTGGCCGGATACTGAATCGCACCGGACATGATCCCGTTGATGTAGCAGTACACCAGCCTGTTTTCTGTCCGTTTCTCTACCACAAAGGCGACCCGGACATGTTCGTTTTCTTTAAACTGCATGGAGATCTCGCTCTGCTCGGAATTCAGCTGGACCTTCTGGGCCGTGAGAAATAGTCCTCGGCCACCGGAGAGGCAGCTTAAGATCACCGCATCGTAGTTCATAACCGTCCTGGTAGCAAACTCCAGCTCGATGGTCTTGCCTGCGGTACGGAAGTCACTCCCGAAAAGCTGATACGGAATCTGCACCCTGGCATCACCGGATACCCGGAGGACCGACACTCCCTGCTCATCCTTCTGCCAACCGTCAGATTCGTAGTTGAAACCGGAAAGCTGTGCCTGAATATCCCCAGAGCGCCATACTGAGCGGTTTCCCTCTGTGTTGTTTCTTCCCATGCTGGTAAGGAAAAGTGCCAAGGCTTCTGTTTCAGCTTCGATCTCAATATCCGATTCTGTGACAGTAAAAGAGAAACTCCTGCTGGCGCTACCGGATCGGATCTCAAAAGTGAATTCTCCCACCGTATCCATGCGGCAAGCAAAGTCCTGTTTGCTTCTGCCGACTGTCTGCGTCGAGATCACCACACCATTTTTCAAGATCTGCACTTCTGCATTCATGGAGACCGGGTTATACACAGAGAATCCGATATGAATCGTGGTGTATTGCTTCACGCTTTCTTCATGGAAGGAACAGGTCACGATCGGATCAAGACTCATCGCCTCCAGGCAAATAATCTCGTAATACAGTTCATTGGATCGGACCGTCTGCCCGTTGATCACCGCCTCAAAATAACAGGAGAAGCTGTGCGCTCCATGCTGCTGCTGCGGAATCGTAAAAGACTGCTGCCTACCGGAAACTGAGGTGACCGTGGTCCCGATCTCGTCCCCATCCAGAAGGAAATGTACGGTCTTTTGGATGTTGCCGGTCGGCACATACGGAAAGCTGATCGGCCCGGCGTACGCAGCCGCATCGTCAAAGGAGGAGCTGAGTGTCATTACTACCACTGTGATGGTAAAATTCAGGGTCCGGTTGTTTCCATAACTGTCTGCTACGTTGAGTTTCACAACAGAAGATCCTGCAGGCAGGTACGGAGATACATCCACCGTCACATCACCTTGGCTGACATCGAGCATTGCCTTCACTACACCGCTGACCGTGATCTTTAGTGTTCCGTTTCCGGTCGGAATATCGTCTTCCTCCGAAGTCCAGTTGATCATGAGCGGCAGGGCATCCCCCTGAGCAATCGTCTTCGAGAGGAACCCAGAGCGGTTGGTCAGCGTCAGGTGTGCATTGTTTCCTGAAGATCCACCACCTCCGCCACCGGAGAAGGGTCCCAGCGGCCCGACCTTGATATCACCATCTGATGTCATGTACAGGAATCCGTCTTCCACATAGGCATCATCAATTTTCCCTTCCGTGATGAGTCGCAGGCTCGCAAGTCCCTGATTCAGCTGATCCACAGAATTCGCTGCTTCCGCTGATTCATTTTCCGCGTTGGTAGCCTTCTCAAGGGCCTGCCTTGCCAGAGTATCAGAAGTGACTGAGATCCTTGCGATCTGTTCACCTTTGATATCCACCATTTCAAGTGTCTCTGCCGCAGATGCTGCGGATCTTGCTGCAGACTGCGCCGATGCCGCAGAGGCAGCCGCAAGTTCCTGTGCATTGGTCTCCACGCGCTGAGCCAGGGCATTCATATCTGTCCTGGTCGACTCAGTCATCTGACGGATCGCCGCCTGCGCATCGTCCATTGTCTGAGCTGCTGCAAGAAGCTCGTCCGTCCTGTCGATCACCGTAATCAGCTGTTTAATCTCTGACCCGGATTTCACGGTATCCTTATCAAGGGCTGCACGCTCCACAAACAGGATAAAGTTTGCCGTGCAAAGCTGCGTAAAGTCCTGTGATGCCGGTGTATCTTCTCCGGCAGGTGTGCCGGTATAGAGCACAATCTCACAGATTGCTTTACCAGCAGCAGCTGTCATCTGTTCCGTTACATCGGCTTCGACTATTTTTCCTGTCACCAGGCAGTCATAGGAGAACCCGTTTCCATCTGGCTTGGTACCCCGGATCTCAGCCTTGGTTCCATTTGGCAGGATCAAGTCTCCTGCACTCGCGATTAGGTTAAACTGGAGCGTCCTACTCCCGGTATCATACTGGCTGACATGAATCACCGGAGCGATGCCGCCCGGAGAAACATCCAGTTCTATCTGTGTTGTGATCATGAATTATCTCCTTCCTCACCACCCGGTGTTTCTGGCTCCGGCTCAGGCTCTGGTTCCGGATCGGCAGTCACGGCTGTGATGATACCGTCCTGAACAGTTACCGTAGCGCCATCCACATGATAGGTTCCGGTAAAGCCGGTGACTGCCGGTTCCTCATCCTCCGTTTTACCGGTGACGATTCCAGCCCGCACGCTGATCGTGGCTCCATCTGCATGGTAGCTTCCGGTGAAGCCATCACCAGAACTGACGGTATCGCCGCTCACTGTTTTTGCCTGAATACTATCCGCTCCGACCTCCGTTGCCGTGAGCTTGGTGATGGTCACATTCTTTCCGGTAAATGTACCGTTGACCATGTTCCAGATTACGTTGCTCTGCTTATCGGACAAGGTCCCGGATTTTATCAGAGCCGCATCGATGATGCCCTTAAGCGCTGCCGCATCCAGTTTTCCATCGATATCCAGTAACACAGTAAAGGCACCGCTGTACCCAGCCTTGGATACAGAGATGCCGTTTTTATCAATCTTTATGATCTTGGTGGCGGTCTTGATATCCGCCGTGTTCATCGAGAGAATCTCCACCGGCTGCCCCTTGGCATTCGTGTTGATCACGATGTTGCCGCCAGTGCTCCCGGAGAGGATGTTGGTGGCAAGGCTTATCGCCTGCGACACTGATGCGCTGGTAGGCACATCCTTTTTGATCTCCTCCGAAATCTGCCGGATGGAATCACCAAGGCTTGTCTTCACCTCTCCGATGGTCATCTTCTCATAGCGCTCCAGGATCACATCGTAAGTGACGGATACGATCTTGGCCTTGTTCTCAATGCCCAGCCCCTTGTGATAGACCGTCACGGTATCACAGAGCTTCAGCTTCTGGAGC